TTAGTGTTTTAACGCCTCTTCGGCGGCGCGGATACGCGCGGCTGCGAGGGCGGCATATTCGGTCGATAACTCCACGCCGATAAAGCGCCTTCCTGTCTCCAAACAGGCCATGGCCGTGGTGCCGCCGCCGAGGAAGGGGTCGAGGACGGTGGCCCCTTCGGGCGACACGGCCAGCAGGTCCTTGACGAGCCGCACCGGCTTGGCCGTGAGGTGAACCTTTTGCTTTGGGTCCACGGCATACATGAAAACGCCCGGCAGGCATTGGCGGCTATGGGTTTGCATCCTGTCCTTGACGCCGTGAATGACGAACTCGGCGTCATGCCGGAAAGAGCCAAGGTTTGGCCGGGCGTTCGGCTTGTGCCAGACGATAATCCCCTTCCATGCCCAGCCGGCGGCCTGGATCGCGTCGGTGAGAGCCGGGAGCTGCCGCCAGTCGCTAAAGACCAGGCAGGACGCGCCAGCCCTGGCCAGCCGCCAGCACTCCCCGAGCCACAGCGACGCCCACATGACGAAAGAGCGCTGGTCCTTGAGGTCGCCGAGCATGGGCGGATACACCTTCTTGGTGCTGGCAATCTGGTACTTTGCCGCCGGGTTGACCTGGCGCGCCGACAAGTTCAATCCTCCGCTCGAATACGGCGGATCGGTCAGAATCATGTCCACCGAACCAGCCGGAAGCTCTTTTAACACCGCGAGGGCATCCCCTGTGTAGAGGATGCCGTTGTCAAAGACCTCTTGAGACACGCGAGCGCTCCTTGCCTCCCCCTGCTTGGGGCTTGTTGGGGCTCGCGGCCCTCACGATGGTGACTACCCCGCAACGGGGGCATTTGATGGCGAGGTCAATAACCTCGCCCTTGGCCAACAGCTTATTGCACGATCCGCAACGTATCTCCCTCATGCTCCACGTCTTTACAAATTGCGCCGCCGCCTGCTACGCCCCCGTCACCCTTGGTTCCCCCAGGGGAGGGAGCAGCCGGTTTCGGCCGGTGGACCGGTGCGCAATCACCGGGCCAGTGGGACGGCCGCAATCCGTCCCGCCTGCTCCGCTTATGCCTTGGGCCAGACCAAGCCGGAAACGATCCCGGCCATGGTCGCCACGTCGGCCGCCGCATCGATCTTGAGCTTCGCGGTCCGACGGACCTCCTTGATCGCGGCCAGGGCCGATTTCCAGGCGTCGGCCTGGGTCACGATCTCCTCAGCCACAGCCTGGGCCGTGGCCGCAAGCCCGGCGGACGCCCGGGCGGCCAGCTCAGCCCCGAAAAACTTGTAGCTCGTCACGGCCGCATTGGGGTCCGCCGCCACTGCCGCCAGATATGCCCGGGCATCGGTCTCTGTGTCCCGGTATTCCGTTTCCTGCCCATATCCCGGCGTGCCGATGGCCTCGCGCGCCTGCCCGGCCTGGGCGTCCACGACCGCCTCCGCCAGCATGCCCCAAGCGGCGTCATTCCCGGGCCAAGCCGGAGACAAGCCTATGGCCCCCGCCGCGCGATAAAGCGTATGCCGGGCCGCCGCCTCGGCCGCCCCGGTTGCGGTGGAAACCACCAAATCGGCCCGCGTGGTCGGACTACTGCAGCCCGCAACGACCGCCACCCCGTACAGCACCTCAACCCCTGCCGCCAGGCCGGAGACGGACATCCCGGCGTCCGAGGCTGTCCCGGCGGCCAGATCGATCGTTGCCGTGTCGGCCAGCACCGCCAGCACCGTATCACCATGCAAAATGGCAATCATCCTCGCTACCTCCCCTATGTCGTCGTCAAAACGGAGTTGGCCGCAACGACTTGGTTAGTGGCCCAGCCGCTGATATTGGCCGCGCTACAGGACATGCGTGAGCCTCGTTCCAGTCGCACCCCGCAGGTGTTGCCGCAGCCGGTGATTGTGACGGTGTAGTAGCAGGCCAACCGAGAGGCCATCAGATGTAATCCGTAGCCACCTGCTCCCGTTGCCGTAATGGTTAAATTGCCCTTGATAAAGATATCGCATCCACAATCAGCTCCGTTTGAATAAAATCCATAGCAAGCCGTTGCTCCAGACAGGGTGATTGCCAGATCGCCAAACACCGTCAGCAGTCCACCAGACGCCAAGCCTATGGCGTTGCTCGCCGTATTGATCGACAAATTTCCGCAGGTCATGATCCTGCCGGCCTGGGACATATAGAGGGCATCCATCACCGTGTTATTTTTTGTGATGGAAACATCGACCTCGAAAACTATTTGGCCGCCACGAGTCGCCACCACCAGCGTGCTGGCGCTGCTGGCCTGTGCCGTCAACGAGGCCATGCCGACGGAGATGAGTCCTCCCTCATAGGCGATAAGCGCATTGCCTGTCGAGTTGCAGGTACACGTTGACTCCAGGATAGCCATAGCGTTCTTGACGGAAATGCCATGGCCCACAATGCTACAGTGACGCAGTGTCGCCATCGCGCCTTTTGTGAGCACTAAAGAGTGACCAGCGGCATTGGACAGTTCCACCCCGTCGATCACCAAGCCACGGCTGTTTTCGACCGTGAGCGTTCCCGACAATTTGACGTTTGCCGGCGCAGCTGTATCGCCCAAAATTGTCAGTGTCGCGGGCGACTGTATGTAGCTATTAACCGCTGCACCGTCATAGGAGCCGCTTGCCAAATGGATGGTCGCATTGTGCGAGATGATGATTGGCAACGCGTGCAATGCCGCCAGAATAGTCTTCATTGGGGCAATCTGGGTGCCATCGTTGGCATCGTCGCCTGCCGGATCAACGTAGATATCGATCACGGTCTGGTTGTAGATTGCGCTTATACCATTCGAACCTAGGGCGATGGCCTGGCGCAACTGGTCGTAATTCCCTTTTTCCAGGGTGATGCCGGCGGCCGTAATGACCTTTACGATATTCTCCTGAACATCGTTGAGCCATTCCGGGGTCACCACCGTGGCCATTTGGGGCACGGCCGGATCGCCGTTCGTAAACAGTCCGGTTACGGCTCCGGGGCCGTCTATCCTGTGCATGTTGCCTCCCTATTCTCCGTAGGCGAAATAGACCGTGGTATGGGCCGGCGCGGCCTGTTTGACGGCGCATTCGAGCAGGTTATTGCCCCAGCTTGCCAGCGGTTCGCCCGCGCCGGACTGTCCGGCCCGGAAAAACACCGTCGGCGTATCGCCGGCATGGACCGTCCAGACGTATTGCCAGGGCGCTCCCTGGCGTAGAGGTTCACCGGCCCGGCTGCCGGCCAAGAAAAGGGTTTCCGGGTTGGACAGTTTGTCGCCAGCGCAGGCAAAACCGGCCTTGAAGCCACCATATTCTTCGATGGTGATGGCGTAGCCGAGCTGGGCGGCCAGCCAGATGAAATAGGCCCGGTTGATGGCGGCGCGCTCGGCCAGGGCGATGGCCAGCAAGGCCAGGCGCTCCTGGAGCAGCAACCCGGGCTGGCGGCAGTCGCCGGGCAGGCCATAGACGCGCTCGTAATCCTCCAGCCATTCCAAGGCGGCCAGAGGCGTCAAACCGCGCAAAGGGTCGAGGCTCACGGCCAGGGCCGTGTCCAGAGCCGCGCCGTCGGCCGCCAGTTCCTCCACGATCCGGCCGGTGGGGGCGTAGCTCAAGGGCAGCAAGGCTTGCAGCAAGGCGGCATGGCCAGCCATCACAGAGCCTCCACCTGGACCAGGCCCAAGCGCGGCCATTCCAGGCGCGCGGCGTCCACCACGGACACGAAATTGGCTTGTGGCGTCTTGACCTGGCGGTCGATGACGCCCGGCAGGCTCGAAGCCACAGCCTCGATCCTGGAGCGGTAGACCGTGCCGCCGGGCGGTATGTCGGCCAACGTGGCGGCCAGCGCTTCCTGGAGCTGGGCGGTGCAAAGGGCCATGGTGGTCACGGCCGGGTCCAGGCGCACCGCCACCTTGACCGCGACATTGACCGGCGTCGGCGACAGCACCCAAGCGTCCATGCAGGCGGCCGGCCGCTTCTCGTCCACCACGGCCTGGGCGGCGGCCAGCACCGACGGCGGGCACGGCCCGTCCGGCCCCAGCACGGCCACGTCCACCGACCCCAGCCCCCGGCGATGCGGATAGGTCCAGGCCCGGGACACGCCGGCCACGGACAGCGCCCAATGCTTGTAGTCATAGGCATTGCCGCCGCCGGGCGGGTGCTGCATGTAGTCGAGCAGCCGGGCCAACAGCTCGGCGTCGGTCTCGGCGGCCACGCCGCCGGACAGGGTCAGGCCGGCCTGGGACAGCACGCCCTCCGGGGCCTGGACAAACAGCACCGGCTCGCCGGAAAAAACGGGCATGACGCCGCCCCGGGCGGCCGCGACCGCCACCACCGCCCGGCCGTCCGCGTCCACGATGCCCTGGGAGGTGGTGGCAAAGAGAAACCCCGTGGCCACGTGGCGCACGGTTTCGCCGGCCGGGACGACCGCGCCGGGCGTGCCCTGGATGACCAGATCGCCGCTGGCCGCCATGGCCGGTTTGCGGCTGATGCCGCGCAAGGCGGCATGGCGCTCCAGATATTCCGGGTCCGACGTATCGGGCAACACCTGCCGGGCAATCCACAGCTGATGCTGGTACAGGCCCTCCACTGCGGCGGCCACGGCCGTGGCGCGGATGTAATGATCGCTGTCCGCGTCCGTTGCGGCGTCGGGCAGCAGGTTCTTGATGTCGCGCAGATAGGCGGCACGGATGGCCTCAAAGGTGGGGATTGTATACATGGTCAGGCCACCTGCACCGGATGCTGGAAGGTGGCCTGCCGGCCCAGGGCGTCCACAACGGTGATAAGGAGCAGACAGCGTCCGTCATGGGGCTGTTCGGAGGCCACGTCGATGGAGCGCGCCCGACCGTCGTCAAGGAGCGGTTGCAGCGCGGCGGCGGCATACTGCCGGGCCAGCACACCGATGCGGGGCAGGTCCTTGGAGCGGGCCAGCTCGTGCAGGCGCGAACCAATGGAAGTGTCCGCCCACCACGAACCCAAAGGCGTGGCCAGACGGATGTAGACGGCGTTGCCCAGGTGGTTTATGCGGGAAGGCAAATATTCGCCGGTGTATGGATCAATGCCTTTGTCGATGCCCATGGCCGCCACCTTAGTGGCGGTTAGGTAGGTGGGGATAGGTGAAGGGGTTCAGCAACCAGTGTGGAGGATAAGATGAAAGACGAACGAGTCGGTGTCGAAGATATAGAAAAGATATACAAAGATCATCAGATGTTGGCAGAGGCTGTCAAAATCGATGATGACTGTATTCTTCTCAAGATTAATGACTTTTCTGACCCTTACGAAGTTCCTCTGGATGAGTGTGCGACATTTGGGGGAATTCTCAGATGGACAACGCATCTCATGCAAAAGACTTGGGTTACAAAAGATTATTTGTTGAGATTTATTTCCCTAGCCTGCTCTTATCACGACCTTGATGTACACAGGCAATAGCTAGAAGTTGAAAGTCGACAATCTATTCGTCTAGCGGCGGGTCTGTCGGTCCGCCGCCGTCATGTTCATGATGTACATGGTGCACTAGAGAAATGCCACCCGTCACATGATCCACGTCCGCCCTCGACGTCCCGGTGATATGCTGATTCCCGCGCCACACGCCTTCGCACTCGCCGCCGTCTTCGTCGCCGCCCATGTCCCATTCGGGGGCGTATAGCCCCAGCCGTTCGCTGGCCACGGCGCGGATGCGCTTGGCGGTCATGGTGATGTCTTCCTCGACGTCGAAGACAAGCCGCTTGCACTCCACGGCCACCAGCTTGTCTTCCTTCAGGGTGATCTTGGCCCCGGATTGGTTGTAGACGCAGACTTCGCCGCTTTTGGCCACCTCGCGTTCGATGCGGTCAATGCGGCCGGTCAGCACCACGTCCTGGCCCAGGCAGATCTCCACCTCGGCCCAGGGTTTGACGGTGTTCGGCATGGCGTCGGCCGGAATGCCGAGCGTCACCTGCCAGGCATCGGCCGGGGTGATGAGATGCGAGTCGATGCGATACGTGGTCCAGTCCCGATGTTCCCGGCCGGCCACGCGCACGGTGATGCGCCCTGTGTCAGTTTGCGAAACCATGGAGCACCTGGCCCTGGGCCACGAAGTTGGGGTTGCGAAGACCGGGGTTCAGGCGCGCCAGCTCGGCCGCCCGGGTATGGTCGCCGTAGAGCCAATGGGCCAGCAGGCGCAGATTGCACTGGCCCGGGGCGGTGTGGGTGATAAGCGGCGGATGCAGATGGATGACGGTTGCCCCCAGCTCCTGGATGGCCAGGGCGGCCCCGCGCACTTGCTCGATGACCGGGAAGGCCAAGTGCGTGGGCAACACCATCCTCCACGACCGGCCGCCGGTCGAACACCCGGCGGCCGGTGGAAAAGGCCACCCCGGCCGTGCTGCCTTCGCCGGGCAGGCTCTGCCCGGGCAGATCGGCCTTGCCGTCGGCCACCCGTTCCAACCATTTGATGGCCTGGCGGTAACGCTCCAGGATCGGGTCCGTCTCGCTGGCCGGGCCGCCGGTCAGGCGGTAGCGGGCGATGTCGCACACGGCCGCCACGAGCACCGGCGGCACGGGCGAAGCGATGGGCACCGGGTAGCGCCTGGCCAGGTAGCTGTCCGCCTCGGAGGAAGCCCGGAGCAAAGCCGCATCAACCAGGGGGACATCCACCGCGTCGGTGTGGTCCCGGTCGGTGATGTCCACCAGCTCATCCAGGCCGAAGGCGGCCGTCATGTCGTCCAGGGTGGCGTACATCTACTTGGCCTCGGTCCCGGGGGCCGGGGCCGGATCGTCGTCGAAGCCGAAGTCTTCGTCGCCGGTCTCCCCCTCGGCGGCCTCGGCCGGGTCGGGAGCGGGCGCATCGGCCTTGGCCGGCCCGGCTTCGGGCGCGGCCTGCTTCCCCTTGCGGGGCGGCATCGGGGCCTTGGGCGGCTCCTGGGGTGGGTCGATGATTTCCACTTCCAGGTCGGGGTCGGCCCTCAAGATGGCCAGCTGTTCCTCGGTGAGGGTGGCCGGCGGGATGTCGCCGGGTTCGGCCTCGTGCTTGAGGCCGGCCCGGAAATGGCCGCCGCGCAGGCTGCGGGTGCGCACAATGGCGGGAATCACGATCATGGCCGCCTCCTAGTTGAGCCAGGGCGTGACCAGCACGTCCACGATGCCCGCGTTGGGGTTGTCCGAGCCGTCGGTGCGCCGGGCCACCTGCACCACCTCGGCGGCGGCGGTGCGCAAATTGGTGGGCACCACCAGCAAGGTGGGCTTGATGCCCAGCGGCCGGCCGCCGTCGGCTTTGAAGGCGGTCATGGCGTCATAGGCCGCGTTGAAGTTGGCGTCGTTGAGCGGCTTTTTCGAGCAAAAAGCCGTCTGCCAGAAGCCGAAACCGGAGTTGCAGCGGTAGCGGATGCCGAAGCGGTATTCGTCGGTCATGAAGACCGCCTCGTCATCGGCGCGGGTCATGCTGGTCAGCTCGGGCTTGGTGCGTTCCTGGAAGAGCACGGGCTTGAGCACGCGGGAGGTGTCGAGCAGAAACCAGGGAATGTCCGTGCCGTCGGCGATGTTGGCGATGGTCGCGGCCGCGCCGGTGCCGTCCACGTTGGGAAAGACCGGGTGGTCGGTGTCGAAGAAGTACTGGCCGTCGAAGCACAGGGTGGACAGTCCCAGGCGCAGCAAGCCGTAGACCAGCTCATCCGGGACGCTCTTGGCCGCCCGGCCCCTCCCGCCGCAAAGCGGCTTGTCGATGCCGCCCTCGTCGTCCTCGATGTCGGTGCGTTTGACCCCCACCGTGGATTCGAAGAGCTTGTTGGTGATGCTGTAGCCATGGGCCGCCATGTCCTTGAGCACGCGCGCGCCCACCCATTCGACGAGCTGGGGGAACTGGCCCAGCCAGCCGTAGGTGTTGGACTTGGAGGTGGACGGCATGAGGGTGGCCACCTTGTCCCAATGCGAGGGTGTCTCGCCGTAGACGCGCTGGAACTCGGCCCGAAAGCCGGTAAACAGGGCGCTGACCAGCGCCGGGGTGATGATCGCCATTTACTTGGCCTCCTTGGCGGTGGCGTAGAGGTCTTCGGGGATGCCGAGCAGCTTGGCCGCTTCCTTTTCCTCGGCCGTGAGCGCGACCGTGCCGGCCCCGGCCGGCGGCGTGACGGTGGCGGTCTGCATGGCGGTCAGCGCGGCCACGGGCGCGGCCTTGGCCAGGTAGTCCCGGGCGGCGTCCGGGGCCTTGGCCGCCAGGTCGGCCAGCCAGCCTTCCAGTGACTTGTGCACCCGGCCATCGGCCACGGCGGCCTTGATCTCGGCCGACAAGGCGGCCGCGCCGTTTTGGGCCGAGGCAGCGGCCAGCTTGGCCTTGAGGTCGGTGTTTTCCGCCGTCAGGGCGGACAGCGCTTCGACCGGCGCGAACTTGGCCGGGTCGGGCGTGGCCGCCTTGGCGGTCAGGTCGGCGATGGCCGCGTCCTTGCCGGCCAGGATGGCGAGCAGGTCCACGCTGGTGGCGGCGTCGCCCTCGGCGGCGATCATGCCCTTAAGTTTGTCCAGCTGCGCCATGATCTCCTCGGCGGTGGTGGTCACCGGCAAGTTGAGCATCCAGCGCAGGCGCTCCAGCAGTTCGTCCATGAGAGCCTCCGTGTGGGGCTGATCGGTTATGGCGATCTGGTTAGCGGCGGCCACGGCGGCCAGCCCGTCCAGCGCCGGGTTGTTGGTCAGGGCGGCGTTGACGAGAGCCAGCACCGCCCCTGTTTCCTTGTCGAAGGTGAAAAGCGGCGAGATATAGCGGTATTCGTCGGCCCGGATGTGCTCGCGCGCGGCCTCGGTCCAGGCTACGCGGGCGAACAGCCCCTGGCCGGGAACGTAGGCAAGCGCCTCGATCCAACCGGCGGCCACGGCCTTGTGGCCGGCGTCCTTGGCGGTCAGGGTGTGGTGTTCGTAGTCGATGCAAAGCGGCGTCTCGCGCTGGTCGGCGCGGGCGATGCACGCGGCGGCAATGGCGGCGTCGAGCCGCCAGGCCTTGGCGGCGCAGTCCTTGAGGCTGCCCGGCCGGCCGTCCCGTGCGATAAACTCGCCGTCCGGGAACAGTTGGACGTTCATGCCCTCGGGCAGGGTGTCTTGCGGGGAAGTGGCCAGCGCCACGGCCAGGGCGGCCGTGGCGTGACCTTTTTTGGGGAAGGGAGTCGCGTTGCGCAT